GGTGACTCGCAGTCCAAACCCCTCAGTTTTGTACCACTGACTGTTCAACACCGCATACCCATGCACCCCAGACGCATACGGCGCGATGCCGTGCTGCGTGGCGCGACGCCAGGAGGTCGACCGATGGACGCACCCGAGACCCTTCGATCTGGTGGCGCCGCCCTCTGGGCTGCCATCTCCGACGCCCACGACCTCGACGCTTCGCAGTTCGTGCAGCTCGAGGAAGCCTGCCGCGCCAAGGACCGCTGCGACCGTCTCGACTCGGCACTCGCTGACGAGCTTGACCCGGCGCTCCTCAAGGACGCGAACGCGACCGCGAACCTGCTCAAGCAGCTGATCGCAGCCCTTCGCCTTCCTGACCCGCAGTCCGGCAAGAAGCCGCAGTACCGCGGCCCCCGTGGTGCACAGAAGCCCACGACGCCGGGCGGCAAGGTGTCGAGCCTGGACCGGGCTCGCGCAGCCAAGTCGAGCTGATGCCCTGGTCTGGCCCCCTGTTCGAGGGCCACATCCCTTCGCTCGGCTACGAAGTGCTCGACTGGATCGAGTCGTACTGCTGCCACGGTCCCGGCGACGTGCAGGGTGAGCCTCTGGACTTCGACGACGAGATCCGTGACTTCGTGATCGAGTGCTACCGCCTCGACCCGCAGACTGGGCGCCGCGTCTACCGTGAGGCCGTCCTGTCACGACCGAAGGGCCGCGCCAAGTCCGAGATCGCCGGCATGATCGTGTGCGCCGAGGCCCTGGCCCCGGTGCGCTTCGACGGCTGGGACGCGGATGGTCAGCCGGTCGGCAGGCCGATGCGCTCGCCGCTCATCAAGTGCCTTGCCACCGAGGAGTCGCAGGCCGGCAACACCTTCGAGAACGCCGCGTTTGTGCTCGGCGTGTGGGGGCCTGACGAGCACCCCGAGGTCTTCGCAGGTGTCGGCGGCGTGCGACGTGCAGAGTCGGCCACCGCGGTCTACCTACCGGGCGGCGGCGAGGTTCGCGCCTGCACCTCTGGCTCGGCATCGAAGGACGGCGGCAAGGAGACCTTCGTCGTCCCCGACGAGTCCCACCTCTACGTCCTCCCCGAGCTCAAGCGCATGTACGCCACCGTCATGCGAAACCTGCCCAAGCGGAAGCTCGCTGAGCCCTGGGCGCTCCAGACCTCGACCGCCTACCGCCCCGGCGAGTTGTCCGTCTTCGAGGAGACCCTGACCGCCTGGCGCAAAGGCGAGCTGTCCAAGACCGTCCACGTCGACCACCGCGAGGCCAAGGGCCGCATCGACATCGAGGACACCGACCACACGATCAAGCAGCTGCGAGCGGTCTACGGCGCCGCCATGCACCCCGAGCTGGGTTGGATGGACCCCCACGAGGTGCTGGAGACGATGCGCGACCCGCGCTCGTGCCCCGACGTCGAGACTGCCGCCCGCTACTACCTTAACCGTCCCATGAGCGGCCGGGATGCCTGGATCGCCAAGGATGTCCACGAGCGCCAGATGCGCGCCGACGTGGTCGAGATGGGCGAATCCATCGCGATCGGCTTTGACGGCTCGCTCAACGACGACTCCACGGTCCTGCGCGGCTGCCGGATGTCTGACGGCTTCCTGTTCCGCCTGGGCGTCTGGGCCAAGCCGGAAGGGCCGGCCGGCATCGGCTGGGAAGTTCCCCGGCTCGAGGTGCTGGCAGCCATCCGTGAGGCGTTCGCTCGCTACGACGTGGTGCGCGGCTACTTCGACCCTCACGAGTGGCGCAGCGACATCGACATGCTCGCCGAGGAGTTCGGCGAGGAGCGCGTCGTCGGCTGGCCTACGTCCTCCTACGCCCGCATGAGTGCCGCCCTCGACCGCCTGCACACCGGCCTGATGGTCGGCGAGGTCTGGCACGACGACGACCCCGTGGCTGCTGAGCACTACGGCAATGTCTACGTGGCGATGCGCGGCCGGATGCGTCTGGTCCGCAAGGAGTACCCGAACAGCCCCCGCAAGATCGACTCCGTGGTTGGTGACGCGCTCGCTCTCGAGGCCCGCGCTGACGCGAAGTCGGCTGGCTGGACACCCGAACCCGACCAGACGTACTTCCGCTTGCCGCGCTGACCCGAAGGAGGGACTGTGGCTCTCACCCCCTCCGAGGTCTCACTGCTCGACGAGCTCCGAGCGCAGTGGACTGCAACGACCATGCGTGACGAGCTGCTGCTGCGCTACTACCTGGGTCAGCAGCGCATCGAGCAGCTGGGCATGGCAATCCCGCCCAAGATGCGGCAGTTCCTCGTCATCGCCAACTGGTGCCGCACGCAGGTCGACACGATCAACGACCGCCAGCAGGTGCGCTCGCTGATCCTGCCCGGCGAGGAGACTGCCGACCCGCAGCTCCGTGCGATCTGGGACGCCAACAACATGTCCTCGCACGTCGGCATGTTCAACCTCGACCGGATGATCTACGGGCGCTCCTTCCTGTCCGTGGGTACCAACGAGCGCGACGCCAGCCTCCCGCTGGTGCGCGTCGAGTCCCCGCGCGAGATGGTCGCCAAGGTTGACGTCCGCCGCGAGGAGATGCTGGCCGCGGCCCGGTTCTACGGCTCCACGGACAGCGACCCCGGCCCCACGCACGTCACGCTCTACCTGCCCAACGAGACGATCTGGGTGGCGAAGGGCAACGACGGACGCTGGGCCGAGGTGGACCGCGACGTTCACCGCCTGGGCGCCGTGCCCGTCGTCATGCACCTGAACCGCCGCCTATCCGGCGCGTGGGTCGGCGAGTCGCAGATGAGCGACCTGATCCCCCTCGTCGACTCGGCTGCTCGCTCGCTCACCAACCTCCAGTTCGCGCAGGAGGCGCACGGCATCCCGCGCATGTTCATGACGGGCGTCTCCAAGGGCGACTTCGTGGACGCGGACGGCAAGCCGATCCCGCAGTTCGAGGCGTACTTCGACGCGATCCACATGCTCTCCAAGGAGGGCGCCAAGGTCGGGCAGCTCTCCGCCGCGGACCTCAAGAACTTCGAGACCGCACTGGGCGTCTACGGGCGCCAGGCGTCGATTGTCACCGGCTTTCCTGCCCGCTACTTCGGCATCATCACCAGCAACCCACCTGCCGAGGGTGCCATCCGCGCCGACGAGGCGTCGCTGACGCGCGGCGTGGAGTCCCAGAACGAGCAGGTCGGCACCACGCTCGGCTGGGCCGGCGCGCTGGCCCTGCGCTTCGTGACAGGCGAGTGGGTCGAGGGCAACCGCGTGCGTGTCGACTGGTTCGACCCCTCCACCCCGACCGTCTCGCAGCGCGAGGATGCCCTGGCGAAGCGTCGTGCGTCCGGCGTCCTGTCCCGCGAAGGCTATTGGGACGAGCTCGGCTGGTCCGAGGCTCGCAAGGCCAAGGAGCGCGCCTACCTCGAGGCGGAGGCCGCAGACCCGGCATTTGAGCGGATCGTGAGCGGCTTCCTCGATGTCGGCACCACAGGCAACTGATCGGCATCAGGCGCGCATAGCGGTCATCACGGCCGCGCTCGTCGTCGCCGTCCGTCGCTCCTGGCGCCGCCTAAACCCCAGCCAGCCGCTTGAGCGGCAGTACGCCGAGACGGTGGGGCCGCAGATCGCCCTAACCGTGGTCGCCGCTCAGGTCGCCGCCTCTCGCACGTCCGACAACTACATCGCCGAAGTGCTCAACGAACTCGACTTCGGACCCGTGACTCAGTCCGGCGCGATTCGCCCCAACGCCTTCGCAGGCTTCGCGGGCAACGGCATCCCGGTCGATGAGGTGCTGGGGCCCAGTGTGGGCCGCGTCCGGGCGCTACAGAGCCAGCAGGGCATGAGCGTCGAGGCCGCGCTGCTCGAGACCGAAGACCTCATTGACGGCATCCTGGAGACGATCCTCGCCGACACGGCTCGCGCTGCCGAACAGGCCGCGATGGCACAGCGGCCGTGGGTGGATGGCTGGGTCCGCGTGGCTGAGCCGGGCGCCTGCTCGCGGTGCATCGTCCTGACTGGCAAGTTCTTCCTGTTCAACGAGGGCTTCGAGCGTCACCCCCGATGCCGCTGCGATCACGTCCCGGCGCCCAGCGACGGCGAAGCGCTAAAGTGGTTGTTGAGCGCCGAGACCCCCGAGGGTCGCTTTGAGGCACTGACGCCCGAGGAGCAGGACGCCACGTTCGGCGAGGCCGGCGCTCAAGCCATCCGCGAGGGCGCCGACATCTCCCAGGTCGTCAACGCCCGCCGCGGGATGCGCAAGGCACAGGTCTACGGGCGCGACGTACTCGTGACCACCGAAGGGATCACGCGCCGCGGCCTGAGCAGTGGCCGTCGCAAGCGCGGGGCCGTGCGCCTCATGCCCGAGGCGATCTTCGAGATCGCAGACGGCGACCGCGCCGAGATCCTGCGGCTGCTGCGCCTGCACGGCTACATCAACTGATCTTCCCGACGACGCGAGGTCGACGGGTCAACTCCGCGATGGAGGATGCATGTCCGAGCAGAACACCGATCCGAACCCGGCGAGAGACCCGGCTGAGCAGGGCGACCCTGCCGCGAAGGTCGACGACAAGCCGCTTGGCGAGAATGGCGAGAAGGCCCTCAAGGCGGAGCGTGAAGCACGCACCGCCGCTGAGAAGTCGGCCGTCGCTCTCCAGAAGCAGCTTGACGAGATCAAGCAGGCCAACGAGAGCGAGCTTGAGAAGGCTCAGCGCGAGGCCAGCGAGGCGAAGCAGGAAGCCGAGAAGGTGCCGACCCTCGTGGCCGACCACCTGCGCGACCACCTCGCCGAGATCCACAACATCTCCGCCGAACAGCGAGAGCTCTACCTGACCTCCAGCGACCCCAGCACCCTGCTCAAGCAGGCGATGGGGCTCGTGGATCGGTCGACGCCCGGACCCAAGCCGGATCTGACTCAGGGCGGCAATGCCACCAACGGCGCCCCGCCCGCGCTCAACAGCAACGCGCTGGAGAACGCACTCAAGACCAAGCTCGGCATCAGCTGAGCCGCGACCTGTCCTAGGAGGACATCATGGCGATCACCGCCGCCACCAGCACCACCGACTTCGACGGGTTCCTGACCCCGGCCGAGTCGGGGCCGATCTTCGACGACGCCCGTCGTCAGTCGGTCTTCCAGCAGCTCATCCCCCAGACCCCCCTCGGCATCAACGGCCAGAAGGTCCCGGTCGTCACCACCAAGCCGGTCGCCAACTGGGTCGGCGAGGGCGGCAAGAAGCCCGCGACCAGCATGGGCATGGACCTGCTGTTCATCGAGCCCAAGAAGCTCGCCGCCATCGCGGTCCTGTCCGCTGAGGTCGTCCGGGCCAACCCCGGCAACATCAACGGCCAGCTTCGCCCCTACCTCGCCGAGGCGTTCGCCACCGCGTTCGACCTGGCGGTCGGCTACGACGTGGGCGGCGACGGCTCCGGCACCAGCCCCTTCGACAACCCGCTCTCCGCCACCACCAAGTCGGTCGAGCTCGGCACCGCCACTCAGGCCACGGGCGGCATCCACGCCGACCTCGTCGCCGGCATGTCGCTGCTCGTCAACGACGGCAAGCGCCTGAGCGGCTTCGCCCTCGACGACACCCTCGAGCCCGAGCTGTGGGGCGCGGTCGACACCACGGGCCGCCCGCTCTACACCGAGCTGCCCAGCGACGCCACCTCACAGACGATCGCCCGTCCGGGTCGCCTGCTCAACCGCCCGTCCTTCATGGGCGAGGGTGTCGGCAACGGCACCACCAAGGCGTTCGGCGGCAACTTCCAGAAGGCCGCGTGGGGCGTCGTGGGTGGCATCTCCTACCGCGTCTCCACCGAGGCCACCGTGACCATCAACGGCGCGCTGACCTCCCTGTGGGAGAACAACCTCGTCGCGGTGCTGGCGGAGGCCGAGTACGGCTACGTCAACTCCGACGTCGAGAGCTTCGTCAAGTACGTCGACGCCCTCTGATGGCCGGCAAGACCGTGACCTTCGCGCTGCCCAGTGGCGCCAAGGTCACGTGCGACCCGGACCTGGCAAAGAAGCTCGGTCACTCCGAGCCCAAGCCGCGCAAGGCGGCTGACAGCAAGTCCGAGAAGTAGGAGGTGGGGCGGTCATGGCAGTTGCGACCTACGCAGATGTGGCCGTAGCGCTTGGCCGCCCCATCTCTGACTCAACGGAGCAGGCTCAAGTCACCTACTGGCTCGACGCCGTAGAGCTCCAGATCAAGTCGCGTCTCGGCGACATCTCCCTGCTCGACCAGGACGCACTCCGGTACGTCGAGGTCGAGGCAGTGGCGACCAAGATGCAGAACCCGAACGGCTACCAGTCCGAGACGATCGACGACTACACCTACCGCTTCGGTGCAGAGACTCGGCGCGTCACCATCCTCGACGAGTGGTGGAACCTACTACGCCCTGTCTCGGCATCTGGCGCCTTCTCGACGCGACCGGGCTTCGAGCCTGACCGCTCCGACGACGAGCAGGACTGGGCGTGAGCGCAGCCAGCGCCGCCGCTGCCGGCCGCCGCGCCGCCGAGGCTCGCATGACCTCCCGCGCCACCATCCGCCGCAACACAGGCCGCACCGCCCAGGACGAGACCACCGGCCTCGAGGTCCCCATCTGGGATACCACCTACGCCGACCTCCCCTTCCGCCTCGGTGGCGCCAACAGTGGCTCCTCCGGCACGCGCACGCAGGACATCGGCGGCGTCGAGGTGCAGCTCGCGATCCGCACCGCCCACCTGCCCGCCGCGACCGCCAACGTCCGTGACGGCGACTTGATCGAGGTCGACAGCGGCGAGAACGCCGGCACCATCTGGCGCGTCGTGGAGGGCGACTGGGCCGACCAGCAGACCGCCCGGCGCGTGCCCATCGTGGCTGCCGATCGACCCGAGGAGTGGTGATGGACGAGCGCGTGAACATGCTCTCCGGGCGCCTAGGTCTGCTCATTGAGGCGGCGCGAGCCATGAACGACTCAGCACTCGCCCAGGCCACCTGGGAGCCGCACAATTGGGGTGACTTCTCGTGAGGGTACGCGTCATCGACAGCATCGGCGACCTCGCGGCCGATCTCGCACGCATCCCCGTCAAGGCGGCAACCGACCTACCTCCCGTCGTGCAACGCAGCGTCCGCGAGGGCAACGCGCTCGCTCAGAGCTTCGCGCGTGCGGCGTCCGGCCCCCACGGCAAGAACTACTACAAGCGCATCACCTCCGAGATGACCAGCCCGCTCGTAGGCGAGTACGGCCCGCACGGCAACGTCGTGGGCAACGCAGTCGGTGCCGGCTGGCGTAGCGGCCCCCCGAACACCGACCTCGAGAAGTCGCAGGACGTGATCGGACCCAAGTTCGCCAACACTGTCGGCGAGACGGCAGAGGGCTGGTTCTGGTGAGTGCGCTGCTGGACCCGCGGGCTTACTCGACCGCCATCAAGGCAGCGCTGACCGAGTCCCTAGGGCCAGATCGCGTGTTCGAGTACGGCCAGGTCCCCGGCGCGGACAACACGCCCGGCACGCTGCCCTACATCTTCGCCCTGATCTCGCTGGAGCGTCGATTCAATCCCGACGTGCGACTCAGCGCCGAGACCGAGGTCGTCGCCTGGCGCCTCTCGGTTCGCTCGATGGGCCGGACCATCAGTGAGACCCAATGGGCCATGTTCCGCGTTGCGGCAGCCCTGAACGAGAAGTCCTTGCCGGTCGGCGACGACTTCACTTCTCCGCTCCAGTTCGAGTCTGACCAGGCCCCCGAGCTGGACGACGGTCGCTACTCCGGTATGTCGACCTTCACCTTCGCCCACTAGCCCGCAAGGGAGTTCCGCCATGCCGAAGTACCTCCGCGTGACCGACAAGGACACCGGCCACAAGCGCACCGTCACGGAGTCGCAGCTGCCCCACGGCAACTACACCGTGCTCAAGCAGGACGCGGTCGACCTCTACGGCGACCCCCTGCCCCCTGAGTTCAGCACTGTCGAGCCCACCGGCCACAAGGCCGACACCCCGAAGGAGAAGTGAGCCTCATGGCCGAGCCCTACCGCCCCGGTGCGACCAAGACCTACGGTCGCGAGAACTGGGTCCTGATCCCGAGCGTCAACGACATCAACGCCATCACCGCAACGGAGTGGAACGCGGCGTCGTCGATCGACGTGACCCGCGTCCTGTTCGCCTCCACCGGCAAGCCTTCGCAGGCCACCAATCGCGTGACTGCCGAGCGCCGACTGGGCGACACCAAGCAGTACGAGTTCATCGGCACGTCGAACGTGACGGGCGGCGACATGCTCTACGCGTTCGCCGACCAGGAGGCTGCCGCCTCGGATGGCAAGAAGCTCTACGAGGCCCTGCCCGAGAACACCACTTCGGTGCTGGCGCAGCGTCGCGGCATTCCGCGCGCGACGACTGCTGCGGCCGGACAGTTCTACCACGCCTACCCGGTGGAGTTCGGCCCCTCGTTCCCCGCCGACGCGGGCGAGGGCGAGTCTGCCGAGACCGCGATGTCCTGCGCGTTCGCCGTCACGGGCGAGCCGGCGATCAACAAGGCGATCGTCGCCGGGGTCTGACCCCTTCTGATCGTCGTGGGC